AGAGCTAGAAAGTGTAAAAGCTAGTTTACGTGGTGGACCAAAATGGCATGCTCAGTATATGCAGAATCCAACGTCCGAGGAAGGTGCACTTATAAAAAGAGAATGGTGGAGAACTTGGGAAAGAGAAAGACCACCACCTTGTGAATATTTAATACAAAGTTATGATACTGCGTTTTTAAAAAGCTCAATGGCTGACTACTCAGCTATAACTACGTGGGGAGTTTTTTACCCTGAGGGTCAATTAGGTGAAGAGTTTTACGACGGCACCGTACCACACATCATACTACTAGATTGTGTTAAAGGTAGGTATAGCTTTCCTGAACTTAAAGCCGTAGCCTACGACCAATATAATGATTGGCAACCCGACGTAGTTATAATAGAAAGTAAAGCTACGGGTATACCCTTAACTCAAGAACTGCGTAACTTAGGGATACCCGTGCAAAATTTTACTCCTAGTAAGGGTAACGATAAAGTAGCTAGAGTCAACGCTAGTACTCCGTTATTTGAGTCAGGTATGGTTTGGGCTCCTGATACTAAATACGCTCACGAACTTATTGAAGAGTGTGCTGCTTTCCCTGCGGGTGATCACGATGACTTAGTAGACTCAACTACTCAAGCGTTATTACGTTTTAGACAAGGTGGTTTTGTAAAACTACCTAGCGACTACCAAGAAGACAATATATACTATAAACGAAAAATAAGTTATTATTAAGCCATGGCTATAGAGAACGTCCCCAACAATCAAGATGTCGATATTGAAATAACCGAAGATATTCAACCAGAAGAAGTATTAGAAAACTTGGGTATAGAAGTAGAACTACCTGAGGAGATGAATATACAAGGTGACATGACCTCATCTTTTGAAATAACTCCAGAGGGTATGGTTAACCCGATAGGCGAAGAAATGAATATGGTTATGACTGACCATCAAATGAACTTAGCTGAAATTTTAGATGAGCCAACTTTAAATACTTTAAGCAGTGAACTTTTAGAAGCGTACGATAATGATAAATCTTCACGTCAAGATTGGTTAGACACTTTTACTAAAGGTTTAGATCTACTAGGTATTAAAACAGAAGAAAGAGAGGAACCGTTCCCAGGAGCAACAGGTGTACACCACCCGTTGTTAAGTGAAGCCGTAACACAATTTCAAGCTCAAGCGTACAAAGAACTATTACCTGCTGGTGGACCAGTTAAAACTAGAATCATGGGTAATGAAACACCAGACGTACAAGCACAAAATCAAAGAGTAAAAGAGTTTATGAACTATCAGATAACTGAGGTTATGAAAGAATATGACCCTGAGATGGATAGTTTATTGTTTTATCTGCCTTTAGCAGGTAGTGCTTTTAAAAAAGTTTATTACGATAACTTACTAGGTCGTCCAACTAGCCGTTTAGTGAAAGCCGAAGACTTAGTAGTTTCATACGAAACGACAGACCTTGAATCTTCCCCTAGATTTGTGCATGTAATTAGTAT